TGCTGAATGCTTGACGCGCTCGCCCGCTTCCCCCCCCTGGGAATCTTCGTCCTGATTGGCGGGGGTGCGCTTGTGGTTTTTGCCGTCGTCGGGATCACCAACCTCGTCGAGTGGTGGAGAAGCCACCCGCCCAGCCGAGAGACGCCGTTCGGTCGGCTGCGCTGCTACAGCGACCCACCGCACGGGTGGTGGAAGCGGTGAAGTGTAGATACTGTGGCATTCGAGATGCCACGCTAACCCGCGGCAGCGATAATCCCATCTACGCTGATAGTTGCGGCGACGTGCGCTGCATCTCCGCCTTGCGGTATAGGCTGACACAAACGGGCAGCCCGCTTCGGGGATGGTGGGGGCGTTGGTGCTCGCCGCCATCGGCGCCCGCTACGTGACACCAGAATCGACGATCCCGGCAGTGGAGGGTACGGAGCCACACACAGCACATGACGTGTCTCCTGGAGCCCCACAGGCCCCTTCAGCAGCCTCAGGGCCCCCAGTGGAGATGATCCAGCGCCCTGCCGGGGCCTACCAGAAGAGCCCCACGCATGGCAAGCACGGCCCCAAGAAGCGCCGGACCCTCCGTGAGATCCAGACCGGGGCTGGCCAGGAGATCCCAGCTGCCCAGATGGCCGCTGCCGGTATCAGCAAGACCCGCATAGCTGAAGCACTCGGGATCTCCAAGTTCGCAGCTGAGACCATCCTCGCTCGTCCCCATGTTCAGGAGTACGTCCAGCAGGTTCGGGAGGCGACGCGCCATATCACGCTCTCGACGGTCCAGAACGCGCAGATCCAAGTAGGCGACTGGCTCCGCGAGACCATTGCTAGCAGGGACCCGCGCGCCTTCGATTCCATCACGCGCGGGATGCACGCACTGGAGAAGACTTCCGCGAGTGCCAGCGGAGAGACGCGGCCCGGGAATACGCAGGTCGCAGTCATCAATGCTGGGACGCTTACGGAAGAGGCACAGGCGCTTATTCGAGCACTGATTCCGGAGCCCGTTGAGTGATCGTCCCCCATCGCGACGAGATCCTCATGTATCGCTGCGGCTACTGTGGGCAAGTCTATCGGACCCAAGCAGCGGCTCACTTCGGCGGCATGTCGTGCCTCGTTAACCACCTCCCCAGGACGTGTTGCCACTACGGGGAGAACTTGGTCGCTGAGGGGGCAGCGTGACTCCCTTAGTTCAAAGCCCCGACGAAGCCATCGAGCGCTTCTCGTCCCTGACGACTACGGAACAGAAAGCCGCTCTCCATGCGCTCCGTACCGAGGCACTGAAGCGCTGTGCCACGGATGGGCTCTTCTTCCTCCGCTTCGTTCATACACGGGATGAAGTAGACCCCGACCAGACAGTCAAGCCCTTCCCGGTCGAGTACGAGTTCATCCGGACGATCTGGCGGGAGTTCGAGGCCCATCAGAAGGTCATCGTCGCCAAGAGTCGCCAGATGATGGTTTCGTGGGTGGCGTGCGCCTTTGCCGTCTGGTGGGCTCGGCGGAAACCCAACCAGCTCGTCGCCATCCAGACACAGGGCTGGGACGACGCGAAGAAGCTTGTAGCAGTCGCTGGCGGGGATCGCGATGCGGCCTATCTCGGGCGCTGCCAGTTCATCGAGCGGCACCTCCCAGCGTGGCTCCGTGTGCGCGTACGGGAAGCTGAAGGCCAGATTTCCTACCCCGACACCGGGAGCGTGATTGAAGCGCTCCCGGGTGGCGCGGATAAGGTTCGCGGTAAGGTTCCGTCGCTGGTGATCCTGGATGAGTTCGCCATGCAGGAGGAAGCGTGGGGCGTCTGGACCGCGATCGCCCCGCTCGTGCAGAAGGCGATGAAGCTCATCATCATCAGCACGCCGAACGGTGCTGAGGGGAATTGCTTCTACCACCTCTACCACGGTACGCCACGGCAGCAGCCTCGTACGGCATGAGCGCACGTAGGGTCGGTATCGCGCGGGTTTACTTGGACAGTCTCCGTGCAGCTCTCCATCTCTCCGATGAGTACCGCATTGAGAGCGTCCGGGACGACCATTGGCGGGGCTGCGTCGAATTATTGGTCTTCGGCCCCGAGTGCCCACTCGTCCAAGAGGGTTGGGAGATCCCACAGATCAGTATTGAATCGACCCTAGGCCCTGAAGGTGACTGGGTTACGCGGGTCGTATCGTGAGAGGCGTTACGGCTGTCATGAACAATATGGGGTTCCGGGCGATCCGGTTGCACTACACCGGACTCCCCGGGCGTGACCCGCTCCATCCCGATCCTACGATTGCAGAACAAGCCCGCGAGTGGCTCCAGATGCAACGCTCGCAGTGGCCCGACCCCAATGATTTCGAGAGGGAGTTTGAAATCTCCTTCTATGCGGGTCAGGGCGCTCGCGTGTATCCACAGTTCACGATGACGAATCATGTAGCCCCAATCAAGTTCCAGCCCTATCGCGTGATCTACAGGGCATGGGACTTCGGCTGGCATGCTCCGGTGTGCTTGTTCGCGCAGATCGACAAGAAGGATCGCCTGTGCGTCATCCACGAAATGGTTGGAGCGCAAGAGACGACGCAGGAGTTCGCATCTCGCGTAATCCGGCGGGCTGCGGAGTGGTTTCCAGATCATGCTGCTGGCTTTGAAGACTTCTGCGACCCCGCTGGACAGCAAGTGAAGAGCGTGGAGTCAGAGAAGTCGGAGCGACGGGATACGGAGATTCTAGCAGGACTGGGAATTAACGCGCGCTATCAATGGGGCTGGAGTCGCAAGGATGGGCGCAGCTTGACCCATCAGCTGCTCAATCTGCGCAGTGATGGTACGCCGTCGCTCTATGTGGACGATAGTGGAGCCCCTCTTCTCGCCCAAGCCTTTCTCGGACGCTA